GATGCTGAAGATGATTATGAATACGCTAGAGGAAATTTAAGAGATTTGATAGACCAAGGTAAAGAAACTTTACATAACTTAACATATCTGGCAAACGAAGGAGAATCTCCTAGAGCGTATGAAGTTGTAGGTCAAATGATTAAAACTCTTACGGACACCAACAAAGAATTATTAGATTTAGCAAAAAAGGCTAAAGAACTAAACGGAGAATCTAATCCTACAAATGTAACTAATGCTTTGTTCGTTGGTAGCACAGCAGAATTACAAAGATTGTTAAAAGAAAAATGAGCGGATATTTAGGAAAATCTACATTAAAGTCGGCTGAAACCACATTACAATATACTAAGGAACAACTTGAAGAATACATAAAATGTTTAAAAGATCCTGTATATTTTATTGATACTTATTGCAAAATAGTAACTTTAGATAAAGGATTACAGCCGTTCAAGTTATATGATTGTCAAATAGAAAAAATTAAACTGATTCATGAGAATAGAAAAGTTATTCTTATGGAAGGAAGACAACAAGGTAAAACTACAACTTCGGCCGCATATATTCTTTGGTATACTATTTTTCAAGAGAGTAAAACAGTTGCAATATTAGCCAACAAAGCTACGGCTGCCAGAGAAGTTTTAAATAGATATCAAATTATGTTTGAAGGTTTACCTACTTGGTTACAGCAAGGTGTAACTACTTGGAATAAAGGAGACATTTATTTAGAGAATGGATCTGTAGTATTTACAGCGGCAACAGCCGCTTCAGGAATTAGAGGAAAATCTGTAAACATGCTTTATGTTGATGAAACTGCAATTATTCCTAATCAAATTGCAGATGATTTCTTTACGTCTGTTTATCCTACAATATCTGCAGGCGAAACAACAAAAATTTTGTTAAGTTCAACTCCTTTAGGATATAATCATTTTTGGAAGTTTTGGAATGATGCAAAAGAAAATAGAAATGGATTTGTTCCTTTGTTTATACCTTATACTGAAATACCAGGAAGAGATCATGCATGGGCAAATGAACAACTTAAACTTTTAGGAGAACTAAAATATAATCAAGAAGTATTATGTGAATTCTTAGGCTCAAGCGATACTTTGATAAGACCAGATATAATTAGAAATCAATCAGCATCAACTCCTATATGGACAAAAGATAATTTAGACGTATATGAAGATGCTCAAAAAGACAGAGCATATGTTTTAGTTGCAGACACTTCAAGAGGAGTTGGGCAAGATTATTCAGCTTTTATTATTTTTGATGCTACAGAATTACCTTATAAGATTGTTGCAAAATATAGAAGTAATGAAATAGAGCCACTAGTTTTTCCATCAATAATTCAAAAAGCTGGAAAAGAATTTAATAATGCTTATGTTTTACTTGAGATTAATTCTCATGAACAAGTGGCACAAATTTTATATTATGAGTATGAATACGAAAATGTTATTTTTGTAAATAGGAATACAGATGGTCAAGTTGTTTCTGGAGGATTTGGCGGAGGAAAGACACAGCTTGGCGTTTATACTGATGTAAAAACAAAGAGAATTGGTTGCTCAAATTTAAAGTCTTTGATTGAAGAGCAAAAATTAATTATTCCTGATGCTGACGTTATATCAGAAATGTCAACTTTTATAAGAAGAAGAACTAGTTATGCCGCCGACGACGGATATCATGATGACTTAATGATGTGTTTAGTGCTATTTTCTTGGTTATCAACAAATCCGTATTTTAAAGAATTGACAAACGTAGACATAAGAACTGAGTTATATCATGAGAGAATTAAAAAAATTGAAAGTGAAATGGTGCCCTTTGGTATCGTAGATGACGGAATGCACGAGCCAGATGCTACTTTTATAGACAATGAAGGTCAGTCATGGCAGACAGCAAACACTTTTGAAAAGTATTGAAATTATAAATAAATTGAAAATCATAACAAAGTTCTTAGACAAAATATCATTAGGACAAGGAGAAAATAAATGGCAATCAGTCTAATATCACCTGGAGTAAAGATTACTGAACAAGATTTAGTATCGTCTACTCCTAGTTTAGCAACCACTTCTGGAGGATTCTCTGGACAGTTCAGATGGGGTCCGATAGATGAATCAACTATAGTAAATAACGAAGCTGATTTAGTAGAGCATTTTGGAAAACCAAATGCTACTAATGTAGTAGATTTCTTATGTGCGGCTAACTTTTTAGGTTATACCTCACCACTTTATGTTGTTCGTGTTGCGAATACGGCACTTAATTCTACTGCTGAAAATACTACTGGCGGAGGCGGAGCAGGAACAGGACTTCTCATAAAAAATTCAACAGTTTATAGAGAAACTTATCAAGGTGGTGCCGCAAATGTAGGCCCTTGGGCAGGAAGATTTGCTGGTGCTTTAGGTAATTCACTTAAAGTTTCAACATGTCCTAGTGCAACTGCATTCTCAGCCTCATTAACTGGTACTGTAACTGTAGCTGTGGGCGGAACAACTGTTGTAGGAAGTGGTACAGATTTCGCTAATAATGTAATCGTAGGAGATGTAATAGTTGTAAATAACAGAGCAATTAAAGTCTCAGCAGTTACAAATGCAACATTCTTAACATTAGAGTCTGCTCATTTAACAGGAGCATCAGCAGGTAGTAGTGCTGTTCGCAGATGGGAATTTCACAGCGAGTTTAGTGGAGCCCCAGGCACATCAACAGATGCTTCAAATCATAGTGCTTCTGGAGACGAAATGCACGTTGTAGTTGTAGATGAAGACGGACAAATATCAGGAGTCCCTGGAACAGTATTAGAGAAATTTGAAGGGGTTTCAAAAGGATCAGATGCAAGATCAGATAACGGAGGCTCAAACTTTTATAGAGATGTTATTAATGAAGGGTCAGAATATATTTGGTGGACCGATCATGATAACGCAGGAACAAACTGGGGCAATACTTTACTAGCTGGAACAACATTCACTTCAGTAACATCACCAAAAAATTATAGTTTAGCAGGTGGTTCTGACGGAAGTGCATTGACAAATGGTGATAAAATAGCTGGATTTGCCTTACTTGCAAATAAGAGTGAAGTTCCAATTTCAATAGTTGTTGCAGGAAGTTCTGATGCAACAGTAACAAATACTCTTACTGCTGATTTAGGAGAATCTAGAAAAGATTGTGTAGTTTGTGCTTCACCTAATAGAGCATCAGTCGTAAATAATGCAGGTTCAGAATTATCTT